GTTTGGCTTGTGCCAAATAATGTCTTGGCGCAGATACCAACCATCAGCCCTTAGCGCAAATGCCAGCATCCAAGGGATGCCAATTAGGTCTTTGGTCTTTAGACCTGTTTCATGCAACTTGTCCAGCTTGCGGTCATTTGCTGGCATATTGTTTCTGCCTTCACGCTGATATTCTGGGCTTGCTCTAGCAAAGCCATTGCTGTTGCAGTAACTATCCCCAATGTTTAACCACAGCGTTCCATCATCCTCCAGCACATCCCACACACAGCGAAACACCTCAACCATTGCCCTGATGTATTCATCTGGTGTTTCTTCAAGCCCTAATTGCCCATCATGCCCATAGTCCCGCAATCCAAAGTAAGGTGGGCTGGTCACGCAAGTCTGTGCTTTGATGCCCTGTTCTTTCCACTTACGCATGGTTTCCCTGCAATCACCGAATTCGATTTTGTTCATCAAAACACCTCATCATCTTGCCAGTGCTGAACTGGTGGCTGCTTAAATGTTGCTACTGAAATATCCCGCTGGGTGGCTGGCTTTTTGTCTGACCATTGGTGCATTGAGCATTTTGGGGCTTCAATTTTTACCGACCAAGGGTTTTGACAACCAGCCACAGAGCACTTGAGTTTTTCTAATTCGTCCACTTTGACCTCAATTCTGCAAGTTTGCGTTTGGCTTCTGCAACCACTTCAGGGTCAACAGGCTTTGGGTTGTATTCAAGCTGGACTTGATTTGTGGGGATGCTTGGCCCTGCATTGCAAAACTCCCGAAAAGTAATTGCGCTTGGCGGGAATTCACCTTTGAGTCGGTCAATGCCGTAGTCCATGCTGGGTCGGTAAGTTAAAAACCGCCCAAGCTGCTGTTTCCATTCTTGCCGCACCAGCTCATGGTCTACCCCTTCCCAATGCCGCAAAAAGGCTGCCCCGTAAATTGCACTCATGCGACCAAAAATGTAATCAAGACCTTCGTCTGGGGTGCATTCGTTATTTGAGTAATTGGACATTGCTTTGCCCTCCAAGTAATCCTCGGGTCAAACCCTGCAGCACGGTTGCATTGCGCTGCCCAGTTTTTGTTAAGCCATTTTGCGTTTGTTTTTCAGCAACCCAGTCTGCCTTAAATCCTCTCCACCCCCTAGCCACACATTCGGTTAATGCTTGTTCAAGTGTCCACCCTGCTTTTTCAGCCTCGTTAGCAATTCGGCTTATCGCAGTTTGGGTGATTGAGGCTTTATTGGCTTTTCGATGAGAAACAAAGTCTTGCCAAACAGATTGAGAAACGCCTTCAGGCGTTGTATTTATATTTGTTTTATGTTTTATGTTTATTGGTTCTTGTTTATTGTTTGGTTGAACATCCGTTGAACGGGCGTTACTCCTGCGTTCAGCAGATGCTTTGCCAGCCCTTGACGCTTGTTCAATTTTGCCGTGGTAATGCTGGATTTCTCTGTCAGCCCTTGAGTTAACCCAACCATCTTTAGTCAGGCAGAAAAATTCCTCAAGGATAGTCTTCACCTGTGTTTCATGGTCACGCATACCTATCTGCCGTGCAACAGCCGTTATACCGCTGTTCAACGGGCGTTCATGTAAATAGTAAAGGTCAAGAAGTCGGCGATAAGCCAAGTCCTCAAGCAAATCTAGGTGGTTTGTGTGTGACTTGTAGTCGCCAATATTGAATTGATAGTAATGCATAAAAGCCCAAAAAAAGGGCTAGCCCTGAGGTCTCACCCTTGCGGGTGTTGGCGGACTGGCACAGTACCAGCAGACATCAGGGATAGCCCCACTGTGAAACGCCGCCAAGCGTCTTTTTTTCATTTTACACCAAAAACCAACCAGGCTTCAAGACCCTGAGCTGCCAAACCCTGCCCTGTGGCATCTCACGCCACTGGCTTACAGCCGCACGGCTGATGCCAAGAATCCTCGCAAGCTCACTCTGTGACCCTGCCAATTTGGTAGCCTGTTCTTTTGTCATGCCGCATATTCTATGTTAAGCCAAATAAACAACAAACCCCCACAAAATAGTTGGGTATTAAACAAAGTGCTTGCATGGATGTTTAGTTTGCTTAACAATACACCCATGCCCTAGCAATTTCGCAAGGGGTCTTTAAGGATTCAAAATGGAAATTTATGCAAAAGTTGAAGGCAATGTAAGTTTTAAAAGCATTTCTTATATTGTCAATCGTGCGCTGGCTGATTCGCTTGAAGCCAAGGGTTTAACAGACCAACAAATATTGGACTATCTAAGTTCCACACGCATACGCCATGCGCTTGACCAATCATTAGGTGAAGCGTTGGCAGTAGCTGTTAACAAATGGGCAGAAACACAATCAACTGATGACTTTATTTTTGGTTAAAAAGGATTAAAAATGTTTGAAATTGAAAAATACACCAAACCGACCAACTGGGCAAATGTTGCCCTCTGGGTTGTATCAATTGCTGCCATTGTGGTGGTTGCTTTAGATGTTTTTTACTGGAGGGCTTGATTATGTTGCACGATGGCGAAGAAGGCGAATTCTGTGAATTCATTGACTCAACTGGTGAGGTCAGGGTGTGCTGGACTTGGTGTGAAGGCGATGACTGGGACACCGATGGCTATTTTGATGTTTTTGTTTTTGAAGGCAAGAACGACATCACTTACGACATCCCAAAAGATGAACTCAATTGGCTTGAAAAACAAGTGCCAATCTATGCTGGATACGAACCCCCAAGTCGCCAGCGTGTGGCTCGGGCAATCAATGGTTACTTCAACAAAACTTTCTAAAGGCAATTCATGAAATACATTTTTTTACTTTTGGCTTTGGTTGGATGCGCCAGCCAAGCCCCAGCACCCGTAGAAACACGGGGTGAAACCACGCAAGAGTTGGTCATGGACAAAACGATTCAGTCAATGGGTCGTAATGAGGTAATCGATGGAATTAAACAGTGCGAAACCGCAGGGCTTCGTGCAATTCCAATTTACGCAAAACGCAAGATAAATGGACACTCCGCTGAAACGGTTGTGGATGTTACTTGTGGCCCACGGTACAGATAAACAGGAGTCATCATGGAAACACCAATCGGAAAAAACATTGCCGCAGCATTTGTCAAAGCACAGCGAGCCTTTGGCCCTGCGCTAAAAACCTCGACAAACCCGCATTTTCGTAGCAAATATGCTGACCTATCAAACTGCATTGAGGCTGTCATTGATGCCTTAAATGCCAATGGCATCGGTCTTATGCAGCGCACCTACGAATCAAAAGACGGGGTGATGGTGGAAACAATCTTTGTCCACGAATCAGGCGAGGTTATGGAGTGCGGAATGCTTCATGTTCCAGCCGCCAAGCAAGACCCGCAGGGTTATGGGTCTGCCCTGACTTACGCAAGACGCTACAGCTTATTGGCAGCAACTGGGTTAGCACCTGAAGACGATGACGGGAACTCTGCCAGCAGACGCACCGAGATTAAATCCACGGTCAACGAAAGCCAGCTTCTTGACTTGATGGCTGCAATGGATGAAGTCACCACACTAAAAGAGTTGCAAGAAACTTATAAAGCTGCTTACAAGGCCACTAATGGCGAACAAGCATGGCAGACCAAAGTCATTACCAAAAAAGACGCTAAAAAATCTCAATTGGAGTCTGCATGAAAAGCGAAATATCACTTGACACTTTAGTAATGGCAAAACAAGCCATTGATGACCTGACGCAATGGCATTTGGAGAGGGCTGTTAAAGACTTGTCAGAATTCGACCGAACTGCTGATTTGCGTAAAAAAGCATATAAGGCCGCAAGTCAAATTGAACAGGCCACATATGCACTTTTGCTAACAACAAAACTGGAGGTTACAAATGGAACAGGGAACGGTTGAATGGTTTGCCGCCCGATGCGGCAAGGTCACCGCCAGTAGGGTGGCAGACATCATCGCCAAGACCAAGACTGGTTTCAGCACCAGCAGAGATAACTACATGGCGCAACTTGTCTGTGAACGAATGACAGGCAAGCCAGCAGAGTCATTCAGCAATGCAGCAATGGCTTGGGGTTCAGAACAGGAAGAATTTGCCCGAGCC